TTTATTTACTTTTTACATACTGATAGAACTATCAATAATATTAATGCAACTGAAAAAATAAATGAAAAATTTAAATTAATTAATCCAACTAGTAATATCTTATATAAATATTCTGATATCGTTGATATTATATATTATATAAAAGATATGCAAAAATTTAATATACCTGAATTTAATGATATTTTGCAATTATTTGAAGAATTTATTAAATTATATGAAGCATCTTTAGTTGATTATAATTTTATTGATAATTCTTATGCTAATCTTTTAAATATCAAAATTAAAATTTTATATAAATTAAATAGTCTATTATTCTCAACTTTTGATAATAACTTTAATGATAAAATTGTTTCTACTAAAAATAATACTGAAAAACTTCTTAATAAATACTTGAATGAAATTATACTCATTCATAATAAAAAATTATATTATAATGGATATAATTCTAATACTAAAATTTTAGACACTTCTAATATATTACCTTATAATTATTTGTATTCTATTAAAGATAATAATCTCTCTAATAATAATGCTAATATGCTCATTTATGATTAAAAAATATAATTAAAAAAATATAATTAAAATAAAAAAAGTTATGATTTAAGATTTAATATATTTATTTTTTATATAATTATATATTATTATATAATTATAATGTCAGATTCCATACAATTTAATGATTTATTTAATACAACAGATTATACTAACTTTATACCATCTAATGAACAAAAAATGTCTTTAAACAAAAATATACAACTCGTTAAGGGTTCAGATATGTATAAAAATTTTTATGATCAATTACATGTTAATACTAGTTTCGTTAGATTCTATCAAATTGCTATATTTACTGAATGTGATAAGAAGGCTATTAGATCTTATCTATTTAAAGGACAAACTAGTAAAGGGGCTTGTTTTTTTGATTATAAGATGATTGAAATTAAAGATTATCTGTTATCTCAAGATAATTTAGATAAATTTGTTAAAAAACTTAAAAATCATAAAAAAATTGTTACTAATAATGAAGAACATAAAGTTATATTTAAATACTATCCTGTTTATGATTTTAAATATACTGAACCACCTTCTGGTAATGAAATTAGTCAGTGTTACTCAGAACTCTTAAACTAAATAAATTAGTAAATTAAGTAAATATAAATGATAATAAAATATATAGTATTGTAACAAATATTAAAGTAATACCAATATAAAATAATTTATTGTTTAACTCATTTTTTCCATTAGTATCGCTGTAATCACCTAGAATGCTAGTACCATTTGTTATATTATCATATATATCAAACCATGTGTTTTTTGTATTTATTAATATTTTATTTAATGGTAATTGATACGGTTTTACTACAATATTTTCAACATTGTCTAAATCCTGTGATTTTACTTTTTGTTTTAATAATCGTTCTTTGTTTTTTTCTTCTATATATCCTTCAAATTTTTTATTAAATAAAGTTTGATCAAAATATTTACCTCTATTGTCATACATTGATAATCTTTCTGGACTTGTTGCATCTTCATTATATACTTGTTTGGACTCTTGGTTATTGTATTTTTCTGTTTCTAAAATTGAACTTTCAACATAATTGTTTTTAGATTTAATATTAATACCCTCTAATTCTGTCTTTTCCGTTTTATTTTCACCGTTTAATCCTAATGTTTTTGGATTTAAATACGAATTTACTAATGATTGTAATGGATTATATGAATTATTTGAATTATTTTCAGATCTATTTACTATTGTTGGTGTATTTATTGTATTATATGGAGCATTATTGTAGTCAAATTCTGTATTCATTTTTATAATTAATATATATTATTAAAAAATTTTGAAAACCTAATTAAATATATATTAATATATAGTAATAATTAAAAAATGATCTATATTAAATGTCCATCATGTGGTTATCTAATTGGTAATAGACAAATAATTTATGAAAAAGAACTAGATAAAATCTATTCAAATCCAAATACGGATGAGCAAACTAAATTAAACTTGAAAAGTAAATTAATTGAATCATTAGATATTAAAAACTATTGTTGCACAATGAGAGTTATTAGTTATATTCAATTACCTAATATTGTTAAATAATTTTTAATATTTATACTTTTGTAAGACTAAATCCTATATCCTTATGTAAAGGGGGGATGGAATCTAATAGAAAATGATTTTTATAAATCCATAACATAAAAAGTATATCAAAGTATATTAAAATATATATTCATCATATTATGTTTTTTTGATTCTAAATGTTTTTTATATAAAATATTACAATCATTACCATAATCACACTTTTCACAATAATATTTAAATTTTTCTTTTCTATCATCTTTTGTTAAATGGTATATTAATTTATGACTTTTTAAATTTTTTTCTGTTGAACAACTATATTCACATATATTACAATTTTTATTTTTTTTGTCTGATCTTATTTTTCGTTCACCTGTTTGATGTAAAACACTTCTTAAATGTTTATCATAACTTGATTTATAATTTGTTTTATAATTACATTCTTCACATTTAAATTTACTATTATTTTCTTCTTCCATTCTACTTATATTAAATATTAAATATTTTTTAAATTGTTTTTTATAAGAATTTAAATTAATTGTAAAAAATTAATTTAAAGTTTTACTTATTATAAATAATAATGCTGAATGAAAACAAAACAAAAAAAGAAAGTAAAAAATAAAAATATTAAAAAATATACATGTACAATAAATCATACATTTACTAAAAATATATCAAGAATTTTAGATTCACATAGTAAAACTTCTAAAAATACGTTTAATCATTATCTTTTTTGTCATAAATTTTATGAATTATATAAAAATAAATTATTTGAAGAAATTTTTAGAGAAGTTATTCAAACTAATAAACCAAAATCCGAAGATATTAATAATTTAATTGAAACAAAATTAAAAAAATATTTTCAACTTTATAATTCTGATTATAAAACTTTTATTTCTAATAATAATATTTTATATAAATATATCAAAACAATTAAATTAAATATTAATGAAAAAAATATTATACAAACATATAATTCATTAATTGTATCTTGTATAATTTTAGATAAACTTGTTATTAATACACCAAATCTATTATTTTTATATGAACAAAATATATTCTCTATACTTAATAGTTTGTACTATTACAAATATTATAATGTTAAAAATGGATTAATAAATAAAAAACCAATCAAAGTAGAATTTGATGATAATTTTAAAAATCATGTAATGACAACTGATATGCCAACTCAATTTATTAAAAAAAATAAATATTTAGATTTAATTAATAATATATTAGATGAAGATGATAAATTAAGTACAGAAAGAAATTTTATATCAAAATTAGTATATTCTACAATTGAATTTGAAAAAACATCTAGTGATATTATTTGTAATGCAATGACTAAAGCAAATGAAACAATAAGTTCATATTATAATTTAAGAAAAAATGGATTAAAAGCAACTAAACCAAGATATATTAAAGACGATTTTTATTCTATTATTTTTTGTGGTAAAACAATCAAGTTAGAAGATGATAATATAAATAATAAACAAATAAAACTATTATATGGTAAACATATAACAAATAATTGGGAAAAATATTTTAATGAAAAACTTGATGAAAAACCAATATTTAAAATTAAAAAACCATCTTTATTAACAAAAGATGAAAATAAATTAAAACAAGTAGAAATTAAAAAAATATCTGGACAATTATACAAAATTCATTATAAAATAGATAAACCAAAACCTAGTGAAATTGATGAATCTAAAATAAAGATAAATGATATGATATCAATAGATTTAGGTATGAAAAATTTATTAACAATTCATGATCCAAATGGTAAACAAAGAATTCTAAAAGGAGGTTATTTGATATCTTTAAATGAATATTATACACATAAAATAGGTATAGTTCAACAAAAAAAAGATACAATAATAGATAAAGATATAAAAGCTAATTATGAAAAGGAAATAAAACTATTAAATGATATAAGATTAAGAAAACTAAATGGAAAAATGAACAATATAATAACAAAATTAAAAGAATTATACCCAAAAAAGAAAGCAATAATAATTGGATATAATGAAAGTTGGAAAGAAAAAATAAATCTTGGCAGAAATACAAATAGAAAATTTTATCAAATACCATATTCAAGACTAATAAAAAAAATAAGATATTCATTTGATGGACAATCAGTAATAAAAGAAATAAATGAATCATATACATCAAAATGTGATTCACTAGGTTTAGAAATAGTCTGTAAACATGAAGAATATTTAGGTAAACGTGTAAAAAGAGGTTTATTCAGTTCTGGTACAAATAAATTATTAAATGCAGACTTGAATGGTGCAATAAATATTTTAAGAAAATATACAAAATATAAATATAATGAACCAATTGGATTATTATTATGTAATCCTGAATGCATAACTCTGTGAAGTTTTTAGTAATAAAAACCAACAGTTAATACGTAAATCAACGAAAAGTGTGAAAAAAAGTATATTTGATATACTTTAATACACTTTTACTGATAATAATTCATTATAATCAGACATTAAAACATATTTTTCATCTTTTTTAACATAATATATAACATATGAGCTTCCAAAATTAATTGTAGTAATTGAATCAACTTCAGATGTTTTACCATTTACTTTTTTAGAACCTGGGCGATGATATAATTGATTACCTTTATACATTAATCTACCATCATAATATCTTAGTGTATTATCGGGTACAAGAGTCAATACTGCATTTGTTTTTTTATTATCTTTACCAAGTAGTAAAAGATCATCTTTATTTGGAACTTGAAAATATAAATCACATGAAGATAAGTAACCAGAAATTGGAGTTGTTGATGTTGTTGTTGTTGCTTTAAAATTTTCTTGTTGTCTATTAAGTAATACGAATATCAGTAATATTACTAGTAGCATAATTACTAAAGTAATTTTCATATTTATATAATTATGAAAATATTTAATTTTCTTATATTTTTTTAATAGTAAATGAAGAATGATAATTACTCGTTTTTTTACGTACTAAATTGTCAGATGTACTATAAAAATATATTTCTACATAATCAGAATATAAGCGACAATTATCAGTATCGCCTATCTGCTGATAATATACTGCATTGTCTTTTTCTAGATCATTTATTGTAAGTGAATTATCTTCAGAAGTTTTACCATTTATTTTCGTATATTTATCACGATAATAAACTTGTTTACCATTATACATTAATTTACCATCATACGTACTTCCTATTGCACGTGTACTATCAGGAACAAAAGTAAATACGGCATTCTTTTTTTTATCATTATCACCGGTTGTGAAAAGACCATCTTTATCAGGAACTTGTAAATATAAATCACGTACAAATAAGTAACCAGTAAATGAAGGTTCTGGTGATGGTGTTGTTGCTTTAAAATTTTCTTGTTGTCTATTAAGTAATACGAATATCAGTAATATTACTAGTAGCATAATTATTAAAGTAATTTTCATATTTATATAATTATGAAAATATTAAATTTTTCTTATATTTAATTTTCTTATATTCAATATATTGGTTCTAATATTTTTCCAACACCTAGTGTTAAACCCTCTCTTAAAAAAAATGATTCATTCGGTTCTATTATCTCTGGATTAAATTTAAATTCTAATTGTATTATCGCATTATCACCTGGATATATACATTTAACATCTTTCTTATTATTTTCATTATTTTCATTATTTTCATTATTTTGAATATTTTGAATATTCTCATTATTCTTACTATTTATATTTATTATTTTAATTGCTGCAGATTGGCGAACAGTTGCACAATGTATTACTGGACTAAAATTATCTTTCACATTTGATGGATGAGATAATAATTTAATTTGTGCTTTATATTTATATGTTGCTTTTTTTATTATCTCAATATTATTAGTTAAAACAACACCTTTTCTAAAAAACTTTTTTAAGATTTTTTTATCTGATCTAATAGCTAAACAACCTCGCTGACCATTGTATAATTTATCAATTTTCTCATTATAATAATTATGTATAGACCAAACTTTTGTAGTGATTGTTTCACTTAATGGACCTAAATATAATTGTGTATTCATTCCAATGAAAAAATCCGGATTATCGCATTTTAATAATCCAGTAACAACCCATCCTATACCAACTGGACAATATATACTTTCTATATAAAATATACAATTATCTTTCATCTTTATTTTTTTATTATCGGATAATATATTTGTAATTGGATTAATCATCTTTATATTATTTTTCGGTAAATTTGAAATATATCTCTTAAATATATCTAAACCATACCCAGTTTTACATGATAATTTAAATAATGGTATCTGTTTATTATTGGGTAGTATGTTATTATTTAAATTTTCTATTTCATTCATATCTATTAAATTATAATTACCTTTTAAAAATACTTTTTTGATATCTGATGTTATTTTTGTAATACCATCTTCTATTGAACCTTCATATACATGATCAATAATATCTGTTTTTGTTAATACCATTATCATCGGTATTTTTAAATGATGTAGTATCTTTACATGTTCGCGTGTCATTTTTAATATACCTCTATTTGCACTTATTATTACTATCGCATAATCTGGATAATAACCCATTATTCCATACATTGTTGTTTTCAAATACTTTTCATGACCGCATAAATCTATTAATATTACATTTTTATTATTTTGATATTTCTTCAAACTATGTACTGCTATACTTGATGTTTTGCCAGATTTAATCTCGTGATTGTGATTTGATATTATATTTCTATTAGAACCATTTCCATCATCTAATTTATTGGATTTTACAGTTCCTATTAATGTACTCTTACCAGAATCAACTGATCCGACTACAACATACGCTAATTCATCTTCCATTATTGTTATAATTAATTATAATAATAATACTACTATCTTTCTTAAACAATTTTGTATTTATATTCATGCTTCTTGAAATTTAATAGATAAATGATTTGAATCACCACTTTTCCAATAATACCCTTTAGTATTATTGGGACCCGGATATTCTGAACGTTCTTCATACACTAATTTATCTTTAAGATAATTTAATCTATGTGATGAAAAGTATGAGTTTTTAGTTATACCATAAACAATACATTTGCCGCCACAACTATAATAACGAATGTATTCAACATTAGGTATTGAATTATAGTATACAGGTGATATATTTCCATCAAGTATATTTGTTGTAAAACTATATGTACCATCAGTACTCATATTAATATATACAGTATTATCATTATATTTTAATAACTTGTTCTGTTTAGTATTTTTATCATAAGGAGTTATAAATAATACATCTGTTTTATTATCTTCTTTATCAAAATAAAAAAATCCATCATTGCCAGGTTTTAAACATTTATCACCAGCACATATTTTAGCATAACAATAATTTTTATTTACAGGTTTTTGAGTTGTTGTAGTAGTTATTGATGAACTGGCAAATTTTTCTTTAGTATTATTACTATTGATTAATACTAATACTATTAGCAATACAGTTATTAAAATAACTTTTGTCATATATATATTATTTAAAATTATTTAAAATTTTTTATATTTTATACTTTCTAAAATATTATCTTTATCATTAATACCATATAAATAATATGCATCGTTATAAACATTTAATATAAAATTTGTATCTGGATCTGAAAATTCTTCACAATATTGTATTTTATTTGTTTTTATCATTACCACAATATCAACAGGTTTATTAAAAATTTTTGATATTTGTTTTTTTAAATCTATAAAATAATCATCAATCTCATTATTACTAAAAATATTTTTTTTTAATATTATCATTAAATCAATATCACTATTTACTGTTTGTTTATTATAAGAATATGATCCATATAATATTAATGAAACCGGATTTAATTTATTCATCAAATTTAATAAATTTTTATTTTCTTTTATTAATTCTTTTGATAATAATTCTTTATCAATATTTATTTTATTTATTTTATTTATTTCATTTATTTTTTCTATATTATTTTTTGTAACCATAATCATATTTAATATTTGTGTTTCTCTGTAATATTATATAAAAATATATATTATTTAAATTTTTAATTAATTTTATTTGCATATACTTAAAATTAAAAATAGTTATATAATTAATAAAATTCATGGATCCAATATTTACATTAATAAATAAAATAGATAGTATTATAAATACTACTGATAATGATAAAATTGAAAACATTATTAAAAATGATATATTATATAATAATTTAAACACAATAGAAAAAGATATTGTTCTTGAAATAATACAAGATAAAATAACTAATAAAAATAATAAAATTCAAAAATTGGAAATAAAAAATAAAAGTAAAAATAAAAGTATACCTATTATGATTGCAAATTCAGATGGTGTCAATATTTCAGAAGGAGAAGCATTGTCATCAAAAGCAAATGCAATTTTATTAGCTAAAATAACAGATGAAGAATATGAATTTAGATCTACTATTTTTAATAAATTAAAAGCAATTATATTACCAGAACAAAGATCACCTGAATGGTTTGCAATGAGAAGTGGTAAAATTACTGCTTCTGATGGTGGTGCTGTATTAGGCAAAAATAAACATGAACCTTGTTATAATTTTATTCTTAAAAAAGTTTTTGGTTCAACATTTGAAACTAATTTAGCATGTTATCACGGTAAAAAATTAGAATTTGTTGTTACTTTAATGTATGAATATGTTAATAATGTACATACTGAAGAATTTGGATTATTAGGTCATCCAGATTATTATTTTATTGGTGCAAGTCCTGATGGTATTGTATCGCCATATTGTAGAGATAAAAAAACACCAACACCTTTAGTTGGTCGTATGTTAGAAATAAAATGTCCATTAATGAGAAAAATAAAATACAGTGGAAATATTATTGATACAATATGTCCAGTATATTATTGGTGTCAAGTTCAATTACAATTAGAATGTTGTAATTTAGATGAATGTGATTTTGTTCAATGTAATATTGAAGAATATTCATGTAGAGAAGATTGGTTAAATGATACTAGTCAAGAATGTGATTTTAAAAGTAAAAAATATGGTCTTGAAAGAGGTGTTATTATTGAATTACTGCCGACAAATTTAAATGAAAGTGACTATAATGGTACTAAAATTGCAGATAAAACGATTTATGATAAAGCATCTTTCTTATATCCGCCAAAAATAGATATGTCTCTTAATGAATTAGATAATTGGATATTAGAAAAAATTGCCAATTTACAAAATACACCTGAAGTAAGATTACACAGAGTTATTTATTGGAGATTAATTGAAAGAAATTGTACTTTGATTAAAAGAGATCGTGAATGGTTTGCTGCTAATTTAGAACAACTTCGCACTATGTGGAGTTATGTAGAATTCTTAAGAAAAAATTTAGATGTTGCTGAAGAATGGAAAAATTGGATTAATTCTTTACAAATTAAATATACTGATAAAATTATTGATAAACTTAAAGAACTTATTAATATTAAAAAAAATCCTGTAGATTTATTACAAATAAATAATAATGTTACTGAAGAAGTAAAAGAACTAGTAAAAGAAGAAATAAAAGAAGAATTAGTAAAAGTTAAAAAAGTTAAAAAAGTTAAAAAAGTTGAGGAAAAAGACAATAATAAAGAAGATTCAGACAAAAAGGTAAAAAAAGTTAAAAAATTGAAAAAACAAGAAATAGAAATAGAAAAATAATAAAAATATATTGCTTTTTATATAATAATGAAATTAATTTACTGCATTATTATAATTATTTTAGGTATAATAAATGGAAGAAAAATTTACATAGATATAATGAAATATAAGAGTTATTTTATAGTAAAAGACAGAGTAAAAGAACTTGGTAAAAATGCAAATTTAGCGATGAAAGTAGAACTAAATAATTATGTAATACAAGGATTTTTAGATTCAGTAAATTATTATATAAATTTTGATAACATACCAATTATAAATAAACTTTATAAAAATAAAAAAAAGAATATTACAAATATTATTAGTGAATATAAAATTTATGAAAAAATAGATAATAAAACAATTGTTAATACATATTATTTGGAAGAAAATTCAAAATATGTTAAAATTAAAAAAATGATTATTAATCTAATACCAAAATATTATCAAATATATTTTTACAACTTTGATCTAAATAATATTATACCAATTAGACATATTTATAAAACATATAAATTTTACTTATTTAATAATAAAAATTATATTCAAAAAACAAATATGCCTGCAAAATTTATAAGATATAGAATAAGAAGAATATTCTTCTAAGTTTATTTTGAATATAGTTTTTATTTTTTTATTTATTATTTTATTATATAACAATTAAATAATGAAAGAATTACCTATAATAAATGTTAAAGATATTATGCCATCAAATAAAGATGAACTTAAATGTGGACCTGATTTAGAATTTGAAAATGGTTCATGTATACCATTAAATATATTAGTTGATATGGCTGAAGCATATAATAAATATTGTAAAGATAATAATAAAGATGATAAAATAAAGTTAAATTCAAGATTAGATACATTATATCCAGACGAATATAAAAAATATTTATTACATGAATTTAAAATGAGATATAATAATAATCAAAAAGATTGGATCAAAAAGAATTTTACTGAATATATGTCAGATGAATCTAAACATATATTAGAAAATATTGTATTTAGACCAGAAGGTCCGCAAGGTAAATTTGATTGGTTATCTACTATTGATATTAATAAAGTATTATTTCAATATGAAAGTAAATATATAGATTTTAAATTTTTAGGCGCAGTACCAATGGATTTTAATGATTTAGATTATTTACCATTTAAAGATATTGAAAAATATTTAAATAAATTATATGGTGATAAAATTTATAGAATTGGAGTCATTTTTAATACTGATGAAAGTTATAAATCTGGTAAACATTGGATCAGTCTTTTTGCTGATCTTCATAAAGGACAAATTTATTATTCTGATTCTTATGGTATTAGACCAGAACAAAGAGTTATTGACTTGATTAATAGAATTGAAAAATTTATTGAAAGTAAAGGAATTACTGATATTGATATTAGATATAATAAAACACAACATCAAAAAGGAAATTCTGAATGTGGTGTTTATTCTATTAATTTTATTTTAAGATTATTAAAAGGTAAAACATTTGATCATATTACTAGAAAAAGATTAACTGATGAAAAAGTAAATAAATGTAGAGTAGTATATTTTGGTAAATAAAAATTTTATTTAATTAAATTCAAATTCAATTTTATGATCATTTTCAAAAAAGAATGAATATTCTTTATTATTTTTTATTATAAAATTTTTCGTCTTGTAAAATTTTATTATTAAGTGATCTATTTCTATTGTATCTAATATATGACTATTTAAATCTACTAATTTTATTATATTGTTTGTATCCATGTCTATTAAAAATAATGGTTCGTCTGAAATATTCTCTATTACCAAATAAAATATATTATCACCAATATTTATAGAATTCTCTGCTTCGTATTTAAATTTATTAAAATATGAAGATTTTATAAATCCTAAATATGGTAATATACTATTCTCATCATAATTCATTGTAAATTTTTCATTGTTATTAGATACAAATATAAATTTATCTTCTTCATTTATCATACACGTTATTGGTATTTCATTTGCTTCAAAACCTTCATTTAAAAAATCAACTAATTCATTCCTATTATAGTAATTTGGTTCTAATTCAAATGTTTTTATTTCATTGTCTTTTTCTATTACAAATTTATTATTATTTTCTGTTATATTCTCTTCTTTTCGCATCGGTAAATCTATATTCTTTATATTTAAATCACGCAATTTTATTGGTGTATCTAATTTTATCATATAGTCGTTGTAACATTCGCGTTCTGTTACTTCATTACTACTTATATTTATATAATTATCTAGTCTCTTGTTTTCTATTATTTTGTTTATATTGTTTTTTGTATATCTTATGTTTTCATCATCTATGTAAATATTACTTGTATTCGGATTTATTACTATATCCATATTGGTTTCTTCACTTTCTGATGTTTTTTTTGCTTGTATTAATAAATTTAATAATGCCTTCTTCTTTTCATCCATTTCATTCTCTTTTATAACTTTCGTATCTTCTATTATTATATTGGAATCTTTCCTTTTTAATTTATTACGCAATTCTTCTATTTCCTTATCTATCTCTGAATTAGATATATTCTTGTATTTCTTTAATAAATCTAATTCTACATCATTGTCTTCTATTTCTATAATACGATTTTGTTTTTTTGTAACTTTCTTCTCTGTAACTTTCTTCTCTGTAACTCTCTTTTCTGCAACTTTCTTTTGTGTTACTTTCTTTTCTGCAACTTTCTTTTGTGTTACTTTCTTTTCTGAAAGTTCTTTAATATTATTTGTATTATTTGTATTATTTGTATTATTTGTATTATTTTTAGTTAAAAAAAAAAAGGAATCATTATAATTATTATTTGGATTTTGATTTTGGTTTGCTTGATATGGTGATTTCATTGGATCAAATTTAGTATTAGGTGTATTATTATTTATATTATTTGTTTTTTCTCTTTCCATTTTCATCATTTCTAATCTTTTATCTAAATCACCATCTGTACCACCTAAATCAGAAATACTTGGCGGTGGTTGATATGCTAGATCAAATGAATCCGTTCCAGTATAAACACTATTACCACCAAATGCTGCATTAAAATCATTACCCATGTCGTCACCTGATGATGAAAATGAATAATCCACATTTTTATTCATCTGATTCATCTGATTCATCTGATTTTGTGAATTACTTTGTAAATTATTTTGTAAATTATTTTGTGAATTATTCATATTTGATTGATTTCCAAGTTGTTGTTGAATTTGTTGCATTTGTTGCATTAATGTTTGCATTACTTGTGGATTTATTTGTCCTGATTGTTGCATTTGAGACATTTGCATTATTAATTGATTTAACTGATTTTGTAATTGATTATTTTGATTTGTTGGCATTTGTTGATTATTCATATTGGGTGGTGTTTGTGAATTGTTATTTAAATTTAATAATTTAGCAACTAGTGGATCTACTTGTGGTTGCGTTCCTTGTTGGGGTACACCGTAATAACCCATACTATTCTGACTTTGCTGGTTATTCATATTATTATTCATATTATTATTCATAGATGGTATACTCGTAGGTGCACTTGAATATCTGCCTTGTAATTCAGATATTTTATGAGCTAATTCATCTGCAAAATTTTTTTTTCCATCTGTTGAACTTACTCCATAATTAGTATCTTGCATTTCTAATGGCATTCCATATTCACCTGTCGCTGTAATAAATGGACCAGATGCAGTATCTAATGATGAAAATGATGCATAACCGCCTGCATCTGAATATGATTGATATTCTTTTGTTGGTTTATTTATTTTTTGACTAGGTGGTGATGCAATCTTCTTAGCAAATTCATCCGGACGCATATAATTATTATTCATATTATTCATATTATTCATATTATTCATATTATTCATATTATTCATATTATTCATAATATTTGGATTATTTGGATTATTTGGATTATTTTGTTTATATTGAATATTTTGATTTGGATTTGGTTTTGCTACTTGTAATTGTTGTGTTTGAATTCTAGGAGATGTATTTGTATTTTTTTTATTAGATATTAATCTAATACAATCACTTAAACTTTTAACATTTAATTTTTTAATAAAATCGGAAATATTAACATTAGATGGTTTAGAATTACCATATTTAGTAAATACATCTTTCATATGATTTAATATAATTTTTCTACATTTTAATACTACATCTTTATTAAGTTGATCTTCCGTTAATTCTAAATTTATTATTAATTTTTTAGTTTGATTTGTTATATTATCTTCTGAAAAAAAATATTCTTGCATTATTGATCTTATTAATATAATATTATATTACCTTATTTTTAACCCAATTAAACACAAATAAAAATATTTTATATAAAAGATATTATATTTATCTTATATAAATAAAATATGGAAAAACATAATCTTAAAAAATCATCACAACAAATACCAAATTATCAAATATCTGGTATGCAATCTAATTATACATATAATGGAGTTCAGAATCTAAATTTAGATACAAGTTCTATTCCACAATCTGGTTATGCTGATAATAAATTATTAACAAAAGCAGTTAATGATCAACAACAATTTGTTAATAATTATAATAATTATAAATCTTCGTCCACATTCAATTTATCTGACTATAATAGCTCTAATCTAGAAAATTTACGCGATCATTCTCAATATAATATAGAAAAAGGATTTGAATCAGCAAAGCCAATAACTAAAATGTTAGATACTAAATATAAAAATAATACACTATATACTAATTTAAATGAAAATTTAATGAAAGAATCAATTATGGAAGTAAGATTAAATATTGATTCTGTAGATAGAGATATTAGACAATATCCAGATCCGTTTAATTATGTAGTTACATTTGGACCAATTGTAAACAGTGGTATAAGTTCAACTTATAATAGAACAAATATTAAATCAGAATTAAAAGAAAACAATAAAAATAAATCTAAAAAAAGTATATCCAATCAAATAAATAATAATTATGATAAAGAAGTTTTTAATGATAATGGAAATTTAATAGTAGATTATACAGATAAATTAAAGAGAATATTTAATCCATACATTACACGTGATTTTGACAATGTTAAATTCATAAGATTAGATAACGTCGTTTTACCTAGATTTGATTGTCTTAAATTAAATAATGAATGGGATTTTTGTAAAGATGAAACATTTAATAATAGTCAATATATTAAAGATGACTATGAAAGAATAAAAAAATTAATTATATTAAACAACCGATATATTCCAGATGATAATTTAAGCTGTTCATTATTCACAGATAGATTTATACAAATTTATATTAAAGAAATTGAAAATAATTACAATCTTGGTACTAATCCTATTTTAACAAAAGCTTTTACAGTTTTTCCTGATAAACAAGTTGGTATATTATATTGGAGAGGTAATCCATATTATGCTGTTAAAACTTATAAAGATTCATTATTAGGAACAATAAACAGATTATCTATTCAATTTTATGATTCATGGGGTAAACCAATTACTTTAAACATGACTAATATTTTGTATGAAAAAAATTTTATTTTAAACATTGAATTAATTAATCCAGATTTAATAAATTTTGAGATAATTAAAAATACTAGTGATATCAAATGGATTTTTAATAAAATGAATGAAATTATTAAAGCATTTATTATTATAAATCATAATATTAAGAAAAAAATTCCATTTTATAATACTGAAAATTTAGATATTAATTATTTAATTAATTCATTAACTACTGTTGATAATTATTATCCAAAATTTTTTAATATTGTTTTAAATAAATCAGATTTTAATATTGATGATATTTATACTGAATTTAACGATTTCGTCTCTATTGAAAATGATGGATTCTTTAACTCTATTAAAATTAAAAAAAATAAAAAAATTTATATTTCTATTGATGATTTTATTAATAATGTTGTTTGGTTTAATCATAACGATTTATATAAAGATCAAATTATGTTTAATCTTGAAACTCTAATTAATAATTATAAATCTTTCGGTTTTAAAACTTTAAACAAACTTAAAATTGAATTAATTAATATTCCATTAAATCCTTATTTCCAAAATCATCTCACTTTCGTTATGGGTATGTATACAAATGAACTTAATACTAAAATAGATTTTTATCAATAATTTATTTAATAATTTATTTATTATTAAATAAATGGAGGACGTGGGTGTTCTTCATTTGTTGTGCGATTGCTTTTTATATAATCTTCAGGTTTATTATATACACCACTTATTGATTTATTATTCTCTTGTTTATTATTTTCTGGTTTATTATTTTCTGGTTTAATATTCTCTAGTTTAATATTCTCTTGTTTATTATTCTCTAGTTTAATATTCTCTTGTTTAATATTTTTATTTTCTGGTTTTAAATTATTCAAATTATTTGAACTATTTAATTTCATTTCTGTTTCAGTATGATGAGTATTTGGAGACATTATATTTTCTGATTCATTATTAACACGAGTATTTGAATTAAAATCTATATCAATTTGTTTATTAAATGGTATTCTTTCTCTTTCTGTTTCTGTTTCCATTATAATTTCTTCAGCTAATGGTATTATTTCTGTTTCAGTTTGTATTTGTTCATTTAATGGTGTACTGCATTTACCATCATTATGTAAATATTCAGAAATTAAAACAGATTCAGGTGATTTTTTTTGTTCTACATTATTATTAGTTACATTTAATTCAGTTAAACTTTTATTAATAGTATTAATAATATTTTTATATTTTGTTAATTCTTTATTACATGTATTTATTTTATCTAAATTAATTTCTATCGTATTTAACTTTTTTTCTTTTTCTAGAATAATTTTCATTCTATCTTTTTGATAGTTTACCATATTATTAGATAAAGAATAATATGAATATAATGCAATAAATAGTAAAATAATTAATATTATGATTACAGTGTTTTTAATCATTATATAATATTGTTATATAATATTGTTATATAATAATTTTATTTATCTTTAATACTTGGAACATCAAGTAATTCAACTTTATATATATTTTTATCCAATTTTATTGGTATAAGATTAATATCATCATATTTTACTTTACCAATTGGATAATTTAAATTAAAATCATATATTGTTCCTGTTTCTGGATTATACCAAAAATCTATTATTTCATTTATATTGTCATTTATAATTCCACCTATTTTTAATACTTTCATACGAATTGTTGTTGTTTTTGTACTGTTTGATCCATTTGCAATTTTCATATCTTCTAGTATATCATCTTTATATGCTGGGCCAATATGTTTATCAAATAATGAAACTTCATTAAATTTAAAACATTTATATTTAGTTCCTAACATATTGTGTAATTTAAATAATTCACAATCTATTGCTACTTCTTTTACTGATGTTAAAAATGTTTGTATTAAACTATTCTTTGATAAAGCATATTCTTCTATTTCAAAATCTACTGTTTTTAACTTATTTATATCTTCTATTTTTATTTTCTCTTTTTTAACTGTCTGACCTTCTATTGTTTCTATTGTCTTATAGTTGTATTTTATTGATTTATATCTGTAAATATCTACTTGTCTTTCTGACATTGGTAAATCTTTATGTGAACATTGACGAATTGCACGACCTATCATTTGTGTTATTCTCACTTCGTGCCAATATGGCTCTATTATATGAACTTGTCTTATATTTGCTAATGATATACCTTCTGCACCTGCAGGTGAAAACATTACTATTTTTATATCTTTACCATTTTTATTTTCTATAGATGTCTCTTTTAAAATTGTATCTTTTCTTATTTCTCTACTTATTCCATTGTGAAATTCACCATATCTATAATAATCTTTAGAATTTTTATCTCTATACGAATTATATCCAAAATACTTTAAATACACTTTAAATATATCTAAACCCTCCATTAATACATAATTTGTATATACTAATACTGGACCTGTACTTTTATGAATATTAAATATTACATTCACAAACTTATTTGAACATTTCATCATTTCTTTTATAATATCTGATTTATTCTTCTCATTTTTTATATATTCTTCATAAGTATTGTATTTTTTAAAATTTTCTATATCACTTTCTATATTATTCGTTTTGGATTTATTAAATTTTTCTAAATATTTGTCAAATTCACTTATATATTTATTTAACATCTTGAAATATAACTGTGATTGTGAACTTAATATAGATTTGATATGTTCTGTATCTTTTGTTTTTAATAATAATTCCATTTCTCGTTCACTTATCTTAAATTTACTAGGTCTCGGTCTTCCTTCACCTGTTACTACTTCATCTATTGCAGGAAATACAAAATTACTACTCTGTCTCGTATAAGTTCTGTATGTTTCTGAACTTTTTGATATTGTTTTCCGTTTTTTTGCCATGTTCTTTTCAATCTCTTCAAAATATTCATATATTTCTGTTTGATATTCTGACATCTTTACTTCTATATTATGTATGTGCTGTGATGCATATAAATCTGGCGTTGCACCAATGTAATATGATACTAAGCCCATTATTCTTCTTTGAAACATATTCTTTGTTAATGCATTCATTGTTGGTGTAGTTTTGCTATCAACATAATATTGATCAAATAATATCTCTGATTTCGGAAATATACCCGGTCTTAGTAAATTAAACATTAATCCTAACTCAAATGGCTTGTTTATTGCAGGTGTTCCTGATAATAATAATACACGCGTTGATAAATTCTCTTTTTTATCTTTTATTATATAATCATATATTTCAATTGCTCTTTTACCTTTTTTAGATGTTAAATTACTATATACATTTCTAATAAAATTATGTGCTTCATCTATTATATACATATTTTTTAAAGAACTATCTGTTTTTTTAACTGCATCCATAAATTCTTTATCTGCATATGGTGAATCATAATGTATCCATATTATATTAGAATAACGATGATCATAATCTTGTTTACTTAACCATCTTTTAATATCCTTTTCCCATGGATCATCGTGTAATGATGCTTTTATTAGTAAAAATACATTCCAACCCGATGTTGCATTATATAATGTATTATATACATTTATGGCTGTTGCCGTTTTACCAGAACCAAGACCATGATAAATTAACATATCATGATATGGTGACTTGTAATCTAAATATGATGATATAAACTCTTGATATTTTTTTAATTCCATCTTTGTTTTTATTTGACATGGATCCTCGTCATCTTTTCTTATTATTTCTGGTAATTTATATTTTGCATAATTTTTTAATATCCATATTGGAAATATTCTTCCATTTAATTTTAAATTAGGATATGTATATTTTTGTTTATCTTCATCTATTATAATATTAGACATTATCTATTATATATTTATTTTTGAAAATAATTATTATTTTATTTACATTTATAAATATTTATAAATATTTGTAAAAGTATAAGAAATATTACTATATCATCGTATAGTACTTTCTGTTTCTATTAATTGATCTACTATAATTGGATATAATGTAAAAATATTTAACTTTTTATCCATTGCTAAACTTTGAATTTTAACATCTATTTGATTATCAATTAATTCTAAATTTTTTATTATTTTTGAAATATTCTTGTTATTTATTAATATTGCATGAGAACCATAAAAATATTGAGATGAATTAAAATTATAAACATTATTTTCTATTAATTCTCCTCTGTTTTTTTCTATATCTGGTAAATAATTTTCTGGATTAGTACCTAAAAATAACATATCAAAATCTTTGTCATTAATTATTTTTATAACTGAATCTAAATCATTTATAAAATTTTCACTTACTATATCAAAATCATCCTCAAATATAATTGTATAATCGCTTATGTTCTGTTCATGTATAATATTATATATCTTTAAATGACTCATATAACATCCTATTTCGTTTTTTCTTAATACATCTTCGTTACCAAATTCTAATGAAACTACATTTTCTTCTATCAATTTATTAATATCTAAATTTTTTCCTACTACTGCATCTACTAAATTTATCTTTATTTTTTTATCCGCGTTTTTATTTATTTTGTTTTCTTGATTAATTATATTTTCTAATCTAGCAGTATTTCTCATTGTAATTACATAGTAATCTATTATTTTATCATTTAATTCAATATAATTATATGTTTCAATATACATTTTATCTAATGTATATATTATCAATAGTATTATTAATAATATTATGTAATATATTACTCTAGTCATTATATTATAATTTATTAATATTATAATTTATTAAATATTATAATTTATTAAATATTATAATTTATTAAATATTATAATTTATTAAATATTATATATTATTTTTATTATTATATTTATTATCGTGTAATACATTTTATAAAAAAATATTTTTAATCCACTTATTATACTATTTATATAATGAATTATTTTTTGTTTTTTATTTATTATATCTTCTATTTTTATTTCATTTCTTTCAGTATAAGTTATTAACAAATAACCATTTTCATATATTTTACTATTATTTACTAACTTTATATTTTTAATATCTGTTTTTATTATGTTATTATTATATAACATATCAACAACTGTATTTATTGATCCACATGCTTTTATTTTTAACAATGTTATATCTTTATAATATATTTCATCTTCAAATTTAACATGTTCATCGCCACATAAAATATATACATTTTTATTATTTTTATTATTTATATGAGTTATTAATATGGATAATATATAATCTATATTTGGATTTTGATTTACCGGCGGACCATATATCTTTTTTTTAATATAACTATCATTTGATTCTAATATATTTTTTCTAGATATAATTATAACATTTTTATAATTATTTATTTTATCTTTAAAATTATAATTTTTTATTAATTCTTCACTAAAATATTCATTATAATTTAATACATATATAGTATTATGTTTGTTATCTTCAATATAAGTTATATCTTCTCTATCAAATTTTAAATTCATTTGTATATCGGTTGAGATTTCTTCAAATATTTTACTTATCGTATTGTATATATTTATATTAGTTTTAATAAAATCATTATCAACTGTTTCATGATCATCCGGTATCATTATATTAAAATTATTCTTTAATATTTGTGATTTGTTATTTCTACTAAAATGTTCTAAATAATATTTATAAATTTCTTTATATATTATTTGTTCATCTATTTCATATATACTTTCTAAATAATATTTCTTGTAATAATATTTGAAAAATATTAAATCATTATATATTTGATCACCTGCGTGAATTATTGTTTTTGAATTTAATTTAATTTTATTCCATGTATTCATCTCATATCCATATCCTGAATCACAATTTAATATTATAACTTCATCATATGGGTCTGTTTGAATATCCAAAATTATATTATCAATTATTTTATAATTATTAAAAAATATAATTTCATATTTATTACCTATTAGTATGTCATTTAATACTAATTTATTTACTTTATAATCATATATATCTATTAACATTTTGGATATTAAAATATTATTTTTTTTTATTATTATTTTTGTATCTAGATACATTTTATCCGATAATATATTTATATTTATTTTATTATATTTATATTCTCCTACTATTATCTGTATCATTCTATTATAAATTATTATATTATTTCATAATTGACTGATAAATTAACTATATATTTTATTGATTATTGCACATTTTTATTATTATATATTTTTATTATATATTATGAAAAATAATAAAAATATTAATATTAATAATAAAGAAAATATAGAAAAATTATCATGTGTATCGTATAATTTATTTTGGGAAATTATGGATTATCAAAATGCTGTAAGATTAATTAATATTAAAAAAGATTTGCCAACATATAAAAAATATTTGTTACATAATATTAATTCAGTGTTAGATTATTATAACCCACAAATTTTTTGCTTTCAAGAAGCATCTAATTTT